AATAATACTCCACGGGACGTCAGCACAGCTACAAGTTATGCAATAATTCCTATTAAAAAAATATTTTTAATAGGACAAAACTCTAAACACACAGCTTCGCAGAGTTCTTCAGCAAATTATATGTAACTTAATATATTATTATTTTTAATCCTTTGCTATTATTTTTTATTATTCAAATTAAACTTCAATATATGACCTATTCTCTATTACACCTTTCATTCCATCACTGGAATAAAAAATAACATACAAATGCTGTGACGAAGGAACTCCAGGGCCTAATCTGACAAATCTTTCAAATGACTTCACCACATCTCCAGATAATCCAGAAGATTCAATCTTTCCTTTCTTCAATATAGTAACCATATCTTGTCCAATTTCACTTACCATTAATGAAGGATTACTAAAAACAGCTGAATAAGCAGATATAGGAGATGTTGTTTTCACTATTAAATATCTCAATAGTTGTCCAGGAGCCATTGAAAACGTTCCAACTAACATCAAGTTCTTCGTCGTATATCTAGTTGAATCTGCAAAGGCTTTAATCTCAATACCAGCAACGTCACGACTCTTAAGAATAATATCACTTCTGTTAACAATCTTTGTTGACGGAGGTCTCTTCACAATCTTAGAATATTTCCGACGATATGTTCTCGTCGCCTTTCTTCCCCAATTTAGAGAACCCATTTCTATTGTGAACAAGAATGGAGAAGACGATGATATATATAGGCATATATATCTATAACGCGTACTCTGTAAGCTAACTAAAAGCAAAAGTAAAGCATCTGCTTTGCTTCTCCACTAAGTAAAGTGTTATATTCTCTTGGTCCCACGCACTAACTTCCCACTTACCTTCTGTTTTAATTCTAAATGGGCTTATATGCTTATTGGGCCTAGCCCAATTCTTTTTTTCCTCTCCTGTGTTATTGACCAAGTCAAATGTAGCCAGCGCCCCGTCCCGTGGGT